TATTTGAAATTTAAAAGTTTTATACTTTAAGATTTCATAAGGTAATAACGTCAAAGATTGGATGATCCGCAGCCAAGTTGTTTTCTCAAACATGATTGGTAAGATATATATGATTACTTCGCCATCACAAAAGAAGTACATTGGACAAACAACTGATTCAGTTGAAAAAAGATGGGACCAACATAAGAAAAATGCTTATGCAAATAGAAACAAATGTGTTTATATTGAAAGAGCTATTCGTAAATATGGTATTGAGAAAATGAATTTTGATATATTATTAATTTGTCCAAAAGATGAATTGGATTATTATGAAACAAAATTTATAGAATTTTACAATACTTTATCACCAAATGGATATAACTTAACTACTGGAGGCAAAAACAATTTTGAATTTTGCAATGAAATTAAGGAAAAAATGTCATTGGTGAAAATTGGAGATAAGAATCCAAATTATGGTCTAAAAATGTCAAATGAACAAAAACAAAAAATAAGTGATGGGAAAAAATTTAAAAAAACGTAGTCAATATACAAATTTACCAAAATATATTTATCATTTTCAAAGCTATAATCAATTAAAAAATCAAAAAGTTTTAAAAGAAGGATATTTGATTAAAAATCATCCTTTATTAAAAAACAAAGCTTTTTGTAGTATGAATTTTTCAATGGAGGAGAAATTAGATTTAGCTTTAGAATATATAAGATCTAGAGAAATCAATGCTGTTCAGAGACTAGACGGCAATGGGTCAGGAGAAGATTGATCATCTTCGATGAATGGCTTAAGGTATAGTCCAAACCGTTCCATTTGTGGTAAGTAATTATCACTTTGGAAGCTAAAAATACTTCGAAAGAAGCGGTATAATTGACCTCACAGGTAACCCTCAAATCACGTAAAAATTGCGTAGAAAAGCAGTATGCTGAAATTATATGGATATATTTCAGGTAAACATTTAGATTTCCATTATATAAATGACGTTAAACAGGTCCCATTTGTTTTTTTTCCGTCAAATTTATATAATATCAACTGCTAGTTCTCAGACGGAGAGCAAGATTTTCAAACTGCGGGAAACCCCTTAGAGCTTGAATTACCGCGGATAAGTGGTGACACTTATTGCAGCACCAGGGATAACGACCTTGGGGATTTAGAAATTAAAATATCTTAGGATTATTAGTTTTTATAAGGTAACAACATTCAAGATTGGGCAATCCGCATCCAAGTATCTTTAATTGACTATGGGTATAATATACCTTATCAAAAATACTGTTAATCATAAAATATACATAGGACAGACAAAAAATTCACTTCATGTTCGTTGGAATGGACATCTATCAAAATACAGATCTTTTATAAAAGAATCTAACCAAAATAGTTCGGCATTATACAGTGCTTTTAACAAATACGGAATAGATAATTTTGTAATTATCAATTTTAGAGAATGTTTAGATTCTAATTAGATGATATAGAAACTCATTATATAAAAGTATTGAGCTCATTATCTCCTAATGGTTATAATCTAAGAATAGGTGGAAATACTTCTACTCATTCGAAAGAAAGTCGTGAAAAAATGAGACAAGCTAAATTAGGTAAAAATAATCCTAATTTTGGTAAACCAAGATCTGCTGCATTTAAACAAATACTTAGTATTAAAAAATCAGGAGAAAAACATCATTATTTTGGTAAACAACTTGAACAAAATCATAAAGAAAAATTGTCTATATCTCATAAAAAAGATGGTCTTAGTGAAGGCCTTCCTATGTATATGGTTTATGTAAAACCACGACCTGAACACTATTGTGCAGAAGGTTATGCAATACTAAATCATCCTATAGCTAAAAACAAATATTTTACTTCCAAAAAATTAACACTATTGGAAAAATTTGAATTAGCACAACAGTATTTACTAAATTAAAGACAAAGGTTCAACGACTGGACGGAAATCGGTTTGAGGGAATTTGTACTTCCCGATGATAGCTTAAGGTACAGTCTAGCCCCCTAGGGAAACTTAGGGGTACTAGCGTTTTCAAGACGGTTTATCGCCGCCATACCAATTTTGCCATTGAGGCGATTGAGCAGACCTTTCAGGGGACTGCCGACTTTGGTAAGAAAGTCACATGCACCATTTCCCGTAATGGTGATCTAATTAACAGAATTTACCTTCAGGTTCAATTCCCCGCCCTGTCCGTATCTTCCGTTTGGCAAGACGCCCCAGCAGCCCGTCCATTCTCCGTAGCATGGACCAATGCTCTTGGGCATGCTCTGATCAGATATGTCACCATCGAAGTTGGTGGACAGAAGATCGACTCGCAATATGGCGAGTGGCTTGAGATCTGGAACGCCCTTACACAGGTCTCGGAGAAGGAGAACGGCTATATTAATGGCCCGAAAAGTATCACGGTACAGGTATGTGGATAACCTGTACTAAAACGGTAAGATTTCCATCGACAACAATGACGTTAAATCAACAAGGCGTGTTATTTCTCTTTTCCGTCACGTGTTGTCAGAATCAGATACTAGTGGTTAGATCAGGCGGGTCTAACTGCAACAAATTCAAATTGACGGGAACCCCCCGGAAAGTAAAAAAAATTTAACTTTAGACCGATTGGTCTTGACAAACCTAAAGGATGATTTGTACCAAATGCAGTACAGAGAAGGTCGAGTTCAAGGGAAAGATTTGTATGGATTGCATCAGAAAAGCAGCGATAGAATACTCTAAAAAGTACAGGAAACAGAATGCCAATAAGGTACGATTAGCCAATAATGCGTACAACGAGAAGAATCGTGACAAAGCACGAGGGTGGAATCAAAAGCATTTTGAAAACAACACTGAAAGAGTACGCGAACGCGCCAGAGCCAATTACCAGATTTACAAAGAGAATCCGAATACTAAAATACTGCACAACACAAGGACTAGGATCACCAAGTTCTTAAAAGATCAACCTAAGAATGTTAAGACTTCTGAATTACTTGGATGTACCAGTTCATTTCTAAAGAAATGGCTAGAATATCGATTTGATTCAAATATGTCGTGGGATAACTATGGTACATACTGGCATATAGACCATGTTACTCCCTGTGTTTCGTTTGACGCTACAGACGATGAAGAACTGAAACTGTGTTTTAACTGGACAAACTTGAGGCCTCTCGAGTCATCCAAGAACATATCAAAAAGTTCTAAGATAATCATACAAGACATCATTAATCAAGACATCATAGTTAAATACTACACTTCAAAAGTTTTAGCTACCACTTCGTGATAGAAATACCACGGAGGACCACGGTTAATGGCCGTACCCAAAGGTAAAAAAGCTAAAAATGGGGAAATCCGCAGCAAAGCTGCTTACTTACGACTTTGGTCAGTAAGAGTAGAATGTTCAACGACTAGAAGGATTTGGGTCTGAGAGAACTGACCGTTCTCAATGAAGGCTTAAGGTATAGTCTACTCCGGTTAAATGCCAATTTAACGAAATATCCCGAAAGGGACGGTATAAAGGATAATCATATGGTCGGGAAATATGCCTCTTCCGTTGGCCTCATCGGCAACGCTGATACCTCGCGTATCTACTACGTTCCACTCATGTTCTGGTTCAACAGAAACCCCGGGCTTTCTCTCCCTCTGATCGCTCTCCAGTACCATGAAGTGAAGATCATCATTGAGTTCAGGAACGCCGCCGAACTCATCGTTGGGCTCACCTCAACAGGTGACCGCGACTTTGCCTCTAACACCACGAGCATCCGCGATAGCTCCGGTGTTTCACTGGTAAACGCCGCCCTCTGGGTTGATTACGTGTATCTTGATGAAAAATTCACGTTCTTTGCAACTTAAAAAATTAAAAGAACTAAACGTCAACAAAAGTACGGGACAAAATCCTGTGCTAGTTTATAAGATGACCTCAAAGGTTTGCAGTGTGTGTAAAGGTGAAAAGAAACTGGATTGTTACTCAAAGGACAGTTCTAGGAAGGGCGGTTATGATAGCACTTGCAAGACTTGCAAGAAAGATCAAGACATCGTCCGACAAGAACGAGTTAAGGTGGTTAAACCCACTAAGACTTGCAGCGTCTGTAAAGAGACCCAGAACTTAGACAATTTTCACAAGAACAAAGGCAATGCAGACGGTTTACACACGTCGTGTAAAGATTGCAAGAGAAAACATATGATAGCTAAGAAGAAGGAGAACATCAACAAGGTATTGCCTGATGACTATACGAAGACGTGTACTAGTTGTAATACTACCAAAAACAAGACTGAGTTTTATAAGAACGTCTATACCATCGACGGTATTGGGAACGCTTGTATTATTTGTGAAAAGTCTCGGACCAAAGAGTGGCGAGACAATAACAAAGATAAGGTGTCTGGTTACAGACAAACCCAGTACCCCAAGTACCTAAGCAGACGCAAAATAGACTCTCAGTTTAAGATGTCAGGTAACATCCGGAATCGTATCAGGATGGCACTTAAAAGACAGAATTCTCCGAAATTCAAAAACTCATATGAGCTAATAGGTTGTACCCCCGCCTTCATGAAAGAATGGCTAGGGCATCAATTTGATTCAAAGATGACATGGGAGAATTACGGTACTTACTGGTCGATAGACCACGTTATACCGTGTAATTTCTTCGACTTGACGGACCGAGATGAGCAGTTAGAGTGCTTTAACTGGAGGAACTGTAGACCTCTAGAATGCTCGAAAAACATGTCAAAAAATGATACCATCCAACCTATTCAAATCCACTTGCAAGAAATTAGAGTTCATTACTATGAGCGACATATCCAAATTGCGGGAATATCCTAAAAAACTAGTTACCACTTAGCCCAGTAATGGACCTAAGGACCACTGTTAAATACAGTTCTCGGACGGTAAAAAAACTAGTTATGATGAGGTCTGAGTGACCTCTGAAATGGACAATCCGCAGCCAAGCTTCCTACTTTCGAGTCATTTAATTGACATGTCAGAAAGGGAAGAAGGTTCAACGACTAGATGGTTATGGGTCTGAAGAAATTGACAATTTCTGATGATGACTTAAGGTATAGTCTAGACCGTGGTAACTACTTCAATGTAGTACCTGATGTATATAACGTCTATTGCATCAGGGATCCAATAAATATCTCGAAAGAGACGGTATCCTCAATTAGGGACTAATCCCTAAATCGACCGAGGAAAGACGTCGGTTCGCACAGATGTCCCACGAATATCTGATCGACCAACTCCAGTTCACCGGATTCGAATCCATCCAAATCGACCAAGTCTCCCAGAAGATTCGTCTGAACTACAACCACCCCGTCAAGGAACTCGTCTGGACCCTTCAATGGGAACCCAACTTCACCGTTGGAACGGCCTACAACGACTGGTTTAACTGGTCCGCCGCCCTCCCCGGTGTCCCCGTTCCATCGTCGGCCGTTGATCTCATGGCAGACGCCCTCATCCTCCTGAACGGACACGAACGCTTCGCCGTCAGACCCCAGACCTACTTCCGTCTGGTCCAGCCCTACCAGTCCCACACTCGCATCCCCGACAACTTCATCTACCTCTACGCGTTCGGGCTTAGACCAGAGGAACACCAGCCAAGCGGGACTGTGAACATGTCCCGTATTGACAATGCCCAGTTGAAGTTCGACATGACGAATGTAGCCAACCTTCCGGCACCGTCGTCCCTTTGGTCGGGGGCGATTGGGCGTGTTGCCATCTATGCCACCAATTATAACGTCTTCCGCGTTATGTCTGGCATGGGTGGACTTGCCTATTCAAATTAAGCAACAACGTTTGTTTACTTATTCGTTTATTTGGTTTTGGAATTTTCTTATGGTGGTTTGGTGGACTATCGCCCAGGAGTGATAGCGTTTATTATTTCTTTTGTTAAATCAAGGGAGAGTCGGCCCTAGGGCCAGGCTCAAAGAAGTTCACTCGAGTAATCTAGCATCATTTGTAGACTCGTGGACTAAAATCGGAGTGTCGTGGAGTTTCCACGATCACGTGAGTTTTCCTGTTCTGGACTGGGCGCCGGTTGGTTGCGGGACCGATCGGAGCACAGACACAGAATATCAAGGATCGACTACGTCGTCTATATGGCAGCGTACCTCGACAAGCAACTGCGAAACGTAGTTTTGTTATAAAAGTAGAAAATGGACTCGATACTTCCAAGACACTAGTGCTTAAGTAAGTCCTCCAGATATAAAGAGAAACGACTTAACTGTTTAAAAATGTTTCCAACAACCGGTACCTCGATACCGGTTGTTGGAAAAGTACTAAATTGAAAACATCGATTACAAAATTGAAAACTTTGCTTCTGCGGACGCAGAAGCAAAAACTAACCCTGTCGAAGGAGAG